ACTTGCAGCAGTTCCTGAAGGGTTCACTTCATCTAAAAATCTTTTTCCGTAATACCCGTAATCAGCGGCAAGAGATAATTTATTAGCTAATTCAGGATCAACATAGTTTTTTACAAAATTACTGTTTGTTTTTAACCATTGTCGCGCTTTTACTGGGTTGAATCCTGTAGCTGAATCAATAGATGCTTGTATTCCAGAATTAACATAAGATGAAACCATATCATTAACAGCTTCTTTACCGACATAATCCTCTACGATCTTTGCATAATTCGGATTTGAAAATATTTTATTTATTATTTTTTCTGGATTTGCGGCAAACATTTTGTCTAACGTTTCAATCTTTCCGCCAATTATTTGCTCAACGTTATCCAGAGCTTTTTCGTTTATAGCGTATTGCTGCATAATAGGACGAACTTCTTGCGGCGTCATTGTTTCTAAAGAGTCTAAAAGTACTTTTCTTACTTTTTCTATTTCTTCATTTGCCGAACTATTTAATGGATCTTTTGCTTTTCTTAAATAATCCCTCATTCTTTGAATTTCTTCGAAAGTAGCGCCATTGTTCAAATCATTAACTACCTCTGAAATTACTTTGTACTCGTTGCTAGACAAACCTGTTCTTGGAGCATTTGGCGCAAGACTAATCTTTATTTTTTGACCAACAACTTTTCCGTCCTGCAAAATAGGCTCAGCTGTTTCTTGAATTAAGCCCCCAATTTTGGACTTCGTTCCAATTGTATTTATTAAATCTTTTGTGTTTTTATCTGTTAAATTTATACCTGTTTCTTTCATTTTTTCAAAAGCAGGTGATAAATAGTCTTTCGTATCGCTGTATTTATTTTTTACCTTTAACATTAAATCTTCACCAGCATCGTTTAGGCTTTTTGGTGGAGATTTAGAAATTTTATTAACTGTGTTTTTAATTATATTTTCAGAATCTTTTATAAGTTCTTGATTATAAGAAGCTATTTGTTTTGCATCTTTTGTTGGTAAGTTTTCGAAAGTTAATTTTAATTCTTTCATTGACTTAGGATTTTCCATAAGATCGTAGTGATAATTTAAAGGCTTGATCTTTAATTCTGGCAATCCTGCTTCAATCTCTTTAAGTCTTGTTTTTCCTAAAAGCTCACCAGCTCCTGCCTCTGGCTTCCAATTTCTTAACTCTTCCAAAGACTGTGGAGCTTTATATTCAAACAATTGACCACTTTGTTCTAATTCTGCACCACCACCACTTATCTTAAACTCTGGTGCATCTATCTTTATATCTGGTGTATCTATTTGCTTTGGAGATTGTAGAACATCGGCAATTGATTTTCCAACATCAAGCTCTTTTTTGATTTTACCAATTCCAGCACCAAGACCTTTGCCTATTACAAATCCACCCATTTCAGAAGCTGCGCCCTCTGCTATGGCTTTTGTTGGATCAATAAATGTTTCAGCTAATCCCTTTTTCTCTCCATAAGCTTGTCGTTTTATAATATCTCTTAAAGACTGACCAAGCCCTGCACCAAGACCAGCTCCTGCAACAGATCCAACTGGTCCAGCTGGCAAACCAAGAACACCACCAGCTGCAGCGCCGTAAATAGGTAAAGCTTCAACCTGTGACTCAATAAAACCCATTTTAGGTTTATCAGCTTCAATGGCTGCCATTTCTTCGTCAGAGATAAAGTTCTTTTTTACTTTACCTTCTGATTCTAGTTTCTTCACTTCATCATCAGAATAAAACTTGCCCACTAATCAACCTCTTCCCAGCCACCAGGTACTTTTTTTAGTTTTTTTCCATTTTCTAAAAACTTAAATTCTTCTTTTTTAGGTTCACCTTTTTTTTCATAACCTAAAGACTTTGACGTTGTTTCTAATTTGTCTTTCAAAGACTGAATTTGCGTATCAATCTGTTTTAACCTTGTTTTGTCTCTTGTAAACAACGAAGACAGGCTTGTTGGATCAGCTGTTATTTTTTGCAACAGGGTTAAATCTGGCCCAGCTAAAACACCAAGTTCGTAAAGCTCTGGTGATTTTCCTATTAATTGAATTTCAGTGGCTAATGTCTCCATTTCTTGTCCAGCTTCGCCACCGTATTCAAATGGACCTTTATTTGATACTAGTTCTCTCATTCTTCCCAATTTTTTTGATAAAAGCTCTGATGTTGCCGTTGCTTTTCTAAGTTTTTGAGCTTCTGCTGGTGATGGTTGAACTTCAGAGCCTTTTGTATATCCAGGCACAACAAGTTCTTTTTCTTTATCTTGTAATTCTTTTATTTTTCCTTGCAAAGAAATATCTCTTAGCGCCGCAACCGTTGGGTCTACTTCCTTTGGCGCTTTAGGTTCAGTTTTCAAAAGTCTAGCTTTAAACACCGAAGATTCTGGATCTTCAACAACTTTCCCATCCTGTAACTTTAAGCCCTTACTAGCTAAATCTATTTTTTGCGATGTTTCTTTTTCTTTACGTGTTAAATCTTTTTCTGCCTTTGCTTCTGCTTTAATTTTCTCGGCTTCTGTTTTAGCATCTTGAACCTTATACATATTAGCGGCTATTTCTAGCCCTTTTAAGATTTTATTAACTGGGTCTTCGTAATCTGGTTGAACAATGGATTGTCTAGAGCCTTGAACTGCTACTGCCATCATGCACCGCCTTTAGCTTTTAATTGAGCTTGAAGTAAAGGGGCTGCATAGGCTTGTCTTTGCGCTGGATCTTGAATGTACTTTAAAGCGTCAATTCCTTCGGCTAATTGCATTTGTGGTGCTTGCTGTAAATCTGACATTCTTCTTTGTAAAGAATTACTCATTCCAGCTTGCAAAGGTTGAAACTTTTTCGGAGCTGCTTCAGCTTCTTTTTCTTGTTGTGGTAAAATTGATTTCAGCATGTTGAATTTTGAAAGCATTGAGGATTCTTCTGTAGGCCCACTTGATTTTAAGTCATATGGTGTGGCCGCTGGTAAATCGTTTGGTTGTCTTAATGTGTATGCCATATTAACCCAATCCTCCAAGAGCTGAACCTATAGAAGCCCCAGCCGCAGCCCCAGCCGCACCTCCACCAACAGGCGCGAAGTAAGAACCAGCTAACCCTCCTCCGATAGCTCCAAGAGCTGAGAGTTGTCCACTTCTTCTCCTAGCGTTAGCCGCATCTTTTGCAGCCTGTAAATCAGCTAGAGCCATTTGTCTATTGAACTCAGTTGTCATTTTATCTAGTTCAAATTGTCTTTCTGCCATGTCCATTCCTTTGAGCTTGTTCGCTTGGTCTACGTTAGCAAGATGTTGTCTAAATGCGGTTTCTCTGTCTGACATAGTTCCTTGAAACTCTCTAGCAACATCACCCTCTTTAACTTGTAACTCTTGACCTGCAACATCTTGAAGACCTTGTCTTTCAGTACCAGCCGCCGCCTCAACATTCTTCTGCATCGCCGCAACTTGAGCACCACTTCCAGAGGCTCCAAGAGCTGCAAATCTTCGCGCAATTGCCTCTTCACCTTGCTGTTTTTGAGCCTGTCCTTGTTGTTGAGCTTGAGCGCGTTGTTGTTCAAAAAACTTCTGCCTCATTGCCAAAATTTCAGGACTTAAATATGGTTTTCTTTCAGGAGCTGCAAAACTCATTGTTTCTTTAATTTCTTTTTTTAAAGGATCACCTTCTTGAGACAAAGATCCAAGTTCTTTTCTTACATTTTCAGCATCTTGTTGATGACTTGCCAGGTTTTCTTGATATTCTTTATTTCTGAACGCGTTTGTTCCAACAAGTCCAGACCAGTGTTTAATTCCAGACTCTATACCTTTTAATCTTTCCTCTAATTGCTTCTTTTTTTCATCATAAACAGACATATTATCTTTGTCCTTTCAAGTTATAGGTAAAATTTAACCAATGAACTTTGAATCTTTGATTCGCTGTATTTTTATTTGAAAACTTAAATTGAACACGTTTACCTCTTGCGCCTGCTAAGTATTGTCTGACGTCTTTCTGGTAAGAGCCACCGCCCCACGTATCAACACCCAAAACCATCGTACCCCATAGGCTAGATTCTGGATCAATATGTATATCATATTCAGTTCCGCTGCCAGAATCTGAGTCAGTTTTTATCGTAAAACCCATATTGTAATCACCAGCGAGGTCCACCAATAGATTAGAATATCGCAAGTCTTTTGAAAAGGAATCTTCGCCGTCAAGTCCAGTAAATTCTTTTGTCCAGAAATAGGAATTAATAGCAACACCGCTATCAGAATACACACCAGGATCTTCTTTATATAAATACCCTACGGCGTTACTTGTTCCAAAATAAAGAGACCCGCTATATATAACGAATTGAGCAACATTTAACCCGCTCCACGGAGACCACGCCTCACGCTGACTTTTGCTTAAATTGTCTATCGAAAAATCCATGACATAAACACGATTATTGATTGTGTTCGGTGAGTCTTTCGTAAGAGCAATGTAAGCCTTATTTTTATAAACAATAGAAGAAATATTTCCGACATAAGCTTCTTGAACATCGAACATATCAGGCTCTATGCGATCAGACAATAGATCGGCCCCAGCTGTCCCTGTTGATAAAACTGATGTTGTGGCTTCTATCGATTCACCAGAAAAAGCCGCAATTCCTACAAACTTATCGTTTTGCATAGCTGGAAAGCCGACTTTATTTTTAAAGCTAAATTGACCAAAAGGTGATTTAGAAGTGTACGGTGATTTAGATTTTACAAGCTTCCAATTTCCAGGTGTAGTATCTGGTTGATACCAAACATACGTATTTCTTTGGCAAAATAAAATAAGGCTAGAATCTTGAATTCCAAAGCTAACAAAGAAGTCAGAAGCTGCATCGCCAACGATTTGAAAATTAGTCGAGGCCACAGTGTAAGGCTCGTTTAAATCAGAATACCAAACAAAGCTAGGGTTATCAGCATCATTCATAAACAATCTATTATTGAAATAAATTATTGTAGAATACTTTGGCGGCACACCTTTTTCACTCGGAGCCGCAACACCAAGAGAAGAGTCGGGTGTATTATCTAAAAGAGTAGTTGTTGTGTTGTCGTTTAAAGTTGAATGCCTAAACCAAGTCGAACCACTTGTTACGGTCCTGTAAATATATCTTGCAGAAACACCCCAGCTTTGCGGAGCTACTGGAACACATATCATTGATATTTGCGCAGCTGTAACCGCGAACGTCGCAGTCGACGAACTAGGATTTCCTTCAACTAAAGCAGAATTTACAAATGTGAACTTATATCGGTAGTCACCAGTCAACACACCAGCCGCGCCCGTATATTGAACCGAAGAATTAGCCATTGAATAAACACCATGACGAGTAAAATCAGTACCGTTGTATTTATAAGGAATCACGCCGCCGTTTCCTACAAATAAATGATTTTCCATTGTAGCAGCGCCAATTCTAACCCCAGCTGTAAAAACAGACTGAGCACTTGGAATAGTAACAAAAGATGTTCCAGCTAAAGTATAACCATTTCCACCGTAAAACCCGACCATTGTCTCAGCGTTGTTTGTTCCTTTTCGAACATAAAGACCATCACAAACATAAGATCCAACAGATGCCGTATTTATTATTCTAAACCCATCGCGAGTACCAACTGAGCCAGCGTCAAAAACAACATTCATGCAATCTGGTGATTCATTATTGTTTATAATAGATTTTTCAAACTTTGAATTTTGTCCACCGTCGAACATTACTTTGTTATTATGTGGAAAAATCTTCTTAAAATTACTCATGTTGTACCTAGATATCCTTCAAACATTGAGTCTTCGTCTTGAACAGCTGCAAAGCTATCTCCGCGCTTTGTCTTTTTCACCCATTTTTTAGCCTCGTTTACAGCCTCACTCCATTTTTTTTCATAATAAACAAGCATGTTAGCATTTGAGTCTTTTGCGCACATTCCAGTTAGAATAAAGTTAACCAAATCCATGTGAAATTGAGTTGGAATCTCTAAAGTAGAACTAATCGTCAAAGCTGCGGGCTCGTTTAAAGAGTAAATTTTTATAGTGTCTGAGCTAGTCGAAGGTATTGGTCTTAAAGAAATTGTATTATTCCAAACAAAATAATATTGAGGCGTCCCCTCTGACGTAGAAGCTTGATTTAATCCAGTGATCGAGTCGTCTTCGCGCATAGTTATAGGCTTAAGCTTTCTACCAGCGTATGTTATTCTTTTAATCTTAATCGTATTTGTTGGAAAATCATATTCTTGCTGTGAAGCGACCGAAGTCGTGCTATAAATGGCCTCAATTATGTCAGGGACTTTTTTAGTTAAATCTAAGCATCCTTCATATAGTAAATCTAATAATTCTTGATCTGAATAAAACGAATCACCTATTGCATTGTACTTGTTTCTGGCCGCATTAATGATTTGTGTTGGCGTCATATTTTAGCTCCATGTTGTAGTTCCAGCCGTTGCACAAGTAAAACTTGAACTAGGCCTGCTTGCAGAAGTCCAGGAAGCAAAATCTCTGTTTTCTGCATTTGTCGTATCAGAAACAAATACCGTTTTCCAAATCCCATTCGATAATTGCTCACTGGAATTGTCTGATAAAACAGAGAAGCTTTCATAAATAATTTTATCTAATGTCTTTGGAAAAGCATCATTTGGAGTAACAGAATCTTCAATTAATTTAACGACAGATTTTGAATATGTCGTGTCTGGAATTATAGCACTTGATGCAACTTTAACAACAGTAAAAACCTGAGGAAAGCTGCCTTCACCCCACTTTGTCACACCCCAAGTCATTGTGTAAATTGGTGTTGATTGACCCCATTTGCTAGACGGACCGACGCCAAAAAGATTAATTGAATTTGTAATCGTCTTGGTATAATCGGCCATGTCACCCCTAAGATATTGTTAGCTGACAAACAACGGTCAAAGTGTCTGAAGCTGACTTATTAATTACAGCCTCAGTGTCACGAGCTATGAGTGTACCAGCTGTGTTGCTACTAAAAAGCCCGTATTCATAAATTGCACCAGTCCCAGATCCAGCTCCAAAAGTCGCAGTGACTTGATAAATCTGTCCACTTAAATATGAAGCTGTGCCTGTAGATCTAGAAACCTCAGTACCTAAAGCTGTATTTGCTGCGTTCTCAGCTGTTGAGTCTGTTCCTATTGCAATATATTTTCCTGTAAAACTTGCAGCACCTGCCACGGCTGAATTAAGAAAAGAAGCAATAAATTCCTTACCGACAGTTGTCACAACGTTAAATCCTTGGCGCTTTTCTTTTAATTCTCCACCAGGACCATAAAGATATGTGAACCATTCGCCCTTCATTTTTACTGCTTCTTGACTCATATTATCTCTTTCCTTTTTTGCTAATTTCTAAGTCCAAAGACGAATCTTTAACTGTTTCTAAGTGTGAAAAATTACTTTTAATATAAGCATCTAACTCAGCTTGAGAGTTGAACTTTTTACCATCAACAGGGCTTATGTAACTAAACGTAGGCTCAACAATAACTGTGTCACCGTCTGGTTTAATTTCTATACATTTATATGTCTTTGGGTCTTGTGTTCCGTCTCCACGCTCCATCATTGGAAAGTATTGGCCCTTGAACATAATGGCATCTTCATAATCCATTAAAATATATTCACCAGCCTTAATGACAAAATCATCGCCTCTGAATTTTTCTTTATGTGTTAAACCGTCTGGATGCCTATTGTATACTCGCCACTTATTCATAAAATCCCTTCATTCTGTTTTGTTATTGATCAGTTTAATTGTCGTCTAAAGCTATAATTTTAAATGCTACACCACCAGAAACAACCGCTGTTCCTCGCATTTGTATATTTCTGTGTCCTGGTGGTATTTGAACTATTCCACCAGCCGTTCCAATTCCTGCTAAAACACAAAATGTATTAGCCGCCACTGTTGATGTGTTTGTTTGCAAGTTATATAAAGGATAATATGTTGTCCCTTCATCTAAGCTCGCATAAACCATCATTTGTACTGCTGTGCTCATTGTCGCAATTTGTACAGATGCAACATATGCACCCGCTGGCATCGTTGGAAAGTTACAATAAGAAGCACCCGATAATATATTTGCTGAATAAACTTTTACTGGCATGAGTGACCCCCTAGTCGCTACAAATTATTTTATAAATGCAACCATTATCAACAGTTGCAGATGTTAATATTTTAAGATACCGAATCCCATTTGGAATTAAAACAAGAGCATTTGTTGTGCTACTTGAAATTATAAATTGATTTGAAGTAGTTAACTGAGTGTTGGCTTGTGGATGAAATATTCTTCTAAAGTTAGAATCTTGATTTGCTCCATAAACGTAAAGCTCAGTGTTTGATGTCATAGTTGGAATTTCAAGAAAAGTATTCTTCCAGGACCTAGCTAAATCAATACTAGATGTAGTTGTTCCACCTGATGCCATTGTAAGAGTAAAGACTGATAATGGGCCGTAACTCATTATTGGTCCTCTCTTGTGTTAAGTGAACATGAAAAGTATGGAGTAGTTCCTGATGTGCATCTTGCTGCAAGCGTTAATGTTTCACCAGGCTGCAATATTAATTCATCATCTAAAACTAAATTAGCCTCTCCACCTGCTCCGATCGGTAACGTAAATATCAATTGATCGTTACTTGAGAACGTACAAGTAGTTGCGCCCTGATCCACACAAGAGCATGATGTTGTCGCCCATGTTGTGAAATTAACAGGGCCAATAAGGGTTGCATTCTTGATTAAATAAAGAGTTGCGATTGTGTTATCAGTGTGAGCGGCAGCAACAGATATTAAATTAATCAAGCTCTGATTAGCTCGACCTGTGAAAATATACTGATTACGAATAGTAAAAAGAGGATAATAAGTAGAGGCAGTTGAACCAACATATGCCGCAGCTTCTCTAGTATAAGTCATTCTAGGCCCGATTAATTTCTTTTGCCCTTCTAAGAATATCGCAAAACTTCCAACTGAAACAGATACATTCGTAGTTGATCCAGCAGAATAAGCGGCCATCGTAAACGGGAATGTTGGTTGTGACTGAGTGACTGATGTCCTAGAGTTTTGAGCTTCGATTACATGAACTGTAACCCAACTAGGATTGTTAGGACTTAATCCAGCTTCGACTTGAAAAGTAATTGCGCCAAAGCCAAGATACTGAATGCCGATCTGAAAAACATTACCCTTTGTAGGGTCTAAAGTTACTCCACTTGGTCCAGTTCCATCAAGCTTGTCACCATTCCATGAAGCCTGAGGAATCCAAGTATCTGTTGATGTAGCTCCAGCAAGAGTTTCTGCAAATGTTCCAGCAACGACAAGAGCTGTTCCTCTAGTTAGTGAAAAAGTTCCTGTTTTATTCCCTACCGAGTTAGCTAAAAACATAACTGTAGAACCGATCTGTTCGGTAGTATAACCAGGATATGTTTGTTTAGAAATATCATAAGCGGTTCTCTCGGTAGTTGTGCTTGTTGGAATCGTTACAGTATAATCAAGGCCATTTAAGCGCATGATTATAGTGCCGCCTGTTGTAGCAGCCGCACTAATAGTTAGTGTCTGAATTTCTCTAACATTGCCAGTTGAATGTAAAATCCCAAATGATGTACCATTATAACCAAAGTAAAAACCAGATTCAGACGAACCAACACCAGCGACAACAGTTGAACTTGCAGCAGGCGCAGACCATAGAGCCGTATATCTTGCGACTATACCCTGTCCAGGTCTATACCTAGCTCTGCCTGTAGACTGCATACTTGCAAATGAATAAGCGGTTGTGCCTGTTTCGCACTTAAATAAATTATTAGTTGCTGAATTTACACCTGATGAAACCCCAGGCGTAGGAGCTGTAGCCTCATAACTTAATCCAGTTGTTTCTTTTATCTCATGAACACTAATCCCATGAACAGCGTCGACCTGCACAAGTGGTAATAAGTTCTCAGTATGTATTGAGCCGAATGGATTAAGAGGCCCATGAATCTCAACCTCTGCATGACCTTCACCAGTATAAGAAGCAGCTACGGCCTGACCAGCGTCGTTAATTCCTGATTGAATTTCTACACCGCTACCAGACCAGCTCATTTATTACTTTCCGTAAACAACTAAATAAAAATTATCGCCATTTGTCGCAGCACTTACAACAACAGTCGATCCAGATATTTTAATCAATGGAGCACCTGAATTCATAGAAATAGGGCTTAATGAGTAGCCATCAACCACGCCCAATCCTGGGGTGATAATTCCTGAAGCTGCGTCAGCTGTAACGTTGCAAATTACAACTCTCTTGTTTCCAAAAACTGAAGTATCTTTTGTTACTGTATATGCCATTTTTTAATTCTCCTTAAAAAAGTAGTTTTTTTTCTGTAGTTTGCGGGTTTTTTGCTTGCTCTTCAATTTCTGAGAACATAGTCATTTGTCTTAAAAAGTCTTTAAGTGTACATTGATAAATGCTTCTTAAATTTCCCTCTTTATAAGCTCCAAAAGTTCCACCTTCTGAGCAATTATAATAAATACCAGGGACGTTCAAAGACACATATTCGAACCAGCCTTTGAAGTTATAATAAGAGCGCCATGTTTTTACTGGTATTCCGTATACATCGTTAACCTTCATTACATTACCCATGTTTGCGTCGTACTTAGAATCCCATCCATGAAATTTACTATCGTAAGAAAAACAAAAATCAGCTCCTATGAATCCTACGATAGAAGCACCAAAAAAAGCTTTTGCAATATATAAACAAGCTCCAAGCACATTGCCGCCACTTGAAACGTAAGTATTAAATAATTCTATTCCGTCCACATATTTAGTGAACTCAGTATCTGGCACAGGCGCATTGAAAAAATATACTTTACCTTGCCATTTTTCTAATAATCTCGGACTTGTGCCGATATAACATAATAAAGTTCTATCCTTAGTGATAGCCCAGTATTCTTCTGGTGTTTTAGTTCCACCTTCGTAAACTTCCTCAACAACAACTTCGCCCGCATCTAAAGAAACATAAAAGTCAGCTGGCACACCTTCGTCTTCCATAAAGTGAAAATTATGCAGACAAGAAATAACAGTCATATCTTTTTTAAGTTTCAAATCTTTTGCATTACCTTTTAGGCTGGGCCCTGATCCAGCTATCACAACAGACTTCATTGCGTCTCTTCCGAAAAGAGAACCAATAGACATTTTTGCAAATGATCCATATTTTTCGTGATTAGCTTTCACGTTTTTTTCCCAAATAGGTCTCCATGCTGCCACTGTTGGCCCATCATTCTCACAAGCTTGATTGTGCAATTGCTGTGGAGTTTGAGGAGCAAAATCAATGTAGTTTTGATATTCGAGTTGCACTGTTGCTGTTTTCATCATTAATTTTCTTTCTATCAGTTGAGGCCCCCGATTTAGTCAGGGGCCAGTTGTTAATTATAATACACCACCGAAAATGCGTCCGTAACTTGTAGCTCCTGTTATGAAAGAGTTTAGAGTTACTGCATATCTTGGAGCTGTTGAGAAGGTTGCAGGAGCTGCAACGAATCCACCATCAGTTCCCAGAGTTAAGAAAACACCAGTCGCTTGAGAAACTTCGCCCGAATCTGTTGAAATTAAAGAGCGACCTTTAACCATCAACCAACCGTAAGAAGCTGTCCCGATAGAGTTTTGAGCTACACCTGCAAAGAACCCACCCTGAGAAGCGTTAGTCACTCCCACTGTGTATCCAGAGGTCGCAGTATTAGTAAGCTTTAGAACAGCATACTTTCCAGTTCCGATAACTGAGTTATCGTCATTGTAAACATATACGTATTCGTTACCGCTTGAAAAATGTCTTGCGCCTGGTGAGTACAAAGGCAATGTAGAAAACGATGTTAAATCGTCTGCTTTTACTACATCTATTAAACCATTAAATGCCATAATATATTCCTTCCTTATTAAGCTGTTAAAGCTGAAAGCTTACCGTGTAAGCGATTGTTAGAAGATCCGATTGCGCCCATCCAATAAACTTTTGCAACCTTAACGTTTTGATTAATTGGCTTAGTAAACGGCTCAAATCTCATGTCTTCGTCTTTATGAACATATAAATGTAAGTAGTTCTCGTTGATTAAGAAAATGTGATTTGCAGGGCAATGAGAGTCTGCGATAAATGGAGCTCCATTGAACATTAGGCTAGAAAATCCACCTTTTGCAGTCTCAGAATCCATAAATCTTTGTTGAGGCTGAAGAGTCGCGTAGTATCGATTGTAATTTGCACGAGTTGCTAAAATTACAGAAGGACCTTCGTTATCAACAGAGCAAGCATTAAATTGAGTTTGTAAAGCCGCAATGCTGAATGTTGTTGTTGAAGAGTCAACTTGAGCAGCCCACCAGCTATTAGTAGATTGAGAAATTCCACCAACAGTGTTAGTAGTTCCAACAATTGATCTTAAACCAGCAGGAGCGTTTAAAGTTGTTCCGTCATTATATAGAGCAGTACCTAAAGAATCGATCATAGTTTTTTCAGCAATTTGAATCTTGCTTTTTACTAAAGCGATCTTCTGAGCATCACCGCTATTTTTTAACTCGTCCAAACGAGTGATAGAAATATTAGCGTATATTTGCTTCCATGCGTATTCAGCCGCTGTGATGTTTTCATTATCAGCAGTTGATAAAGTATCAGCACCAGTGTACCAGCCAGAAGCTGTAGTGGTTGCGTAGTTAAGCGGCTGCATGATAGATGTTCCGCCATCAAGTTTTTCAAGACCTTTTTTCTTAAGTCGTTGAAGACCTGGGTTTGAATCAAAAATATTATCTGCTAGCTTTTTAATAAATTTCTTCTCTGTAATACCAGAGATTTGGTCCCATGTTAATGCCATTTTTGGCCCCTTTTAGTTAAGTGTTTATGATATGCCGTATTCTCTGAGAATTTCGGCTTGAATGTCGTTGTAGCTTTTACCTTTGACAGAATCAGTAACCCTAGGAGTAGGAGTTGAGCTTATGCCCAAGATTCCCAGCTTTGATTTTGTATTCTTGTCAGATATAACCTTCAACTTCGCGTCTTCTTGTGCCATCTTCATTAATTCATCATGATGAAAAGCCTTGAATGCAGTGGCGAACTCTTTTATTCCCTCTTTTTGAGCGAATTCGAGGACCTTGTATTCTAGACTTTTACCTTGAGAATCAGGAGTGACGAAATCAATTTTAGGATACTGTTTTTGTAAATTATTAAATGCTTCGTTGTATTTTTCATCTTCAAGCTTCATCAATTGAGCTTGTTCGCGTTCTTTATAAGAGTCCGTAATTTGTTTTAAATTGTCAATTTCTTGTTTTAAAGAATCAACCCTTGGGTCAACAGCTTGATTTTGTAATTTAACTTGCTCATAAGAACTTTGAACGGTTTCCCACCATTTCGGGTTTTGTTTAACATAATTGTCAACGCTCTCATATTTTTCTTTCCATTCTTTAATTTGAGCTTCTTGAGCTTTCCATTGGGCTTCTTTTTGAGACCACGATTGAAGCTGTTTATTTAATTCACCAATCTTATTAGGTGAATCATATCCTTGCTGTGCCCATCTTAAAACTTGGTCACGAGTGGCTTTTATTTCTTTGCCGCCAACCTTAAGCATATAATCTTCAGCTGCTGTGTTAACTTGTTTTGTTTCAGCACCTGGCTCAATAGATGATTCATCTTTTGGTTCTTCGATAGAACCTAAAAGTTGATCAACTTCCTCTTCATTCTGTGGAACATTATCAATTTCAGACATTCAAACCCCTTTGTTATTGTCTAGTCTGTGGTCCCATCGGAACACCGCCGACACCTTGATCAACTGGAATTTGCTTCATTCCTTCAGGTTCTACTTGCTCCTCTGCACCACCTAATTTATTTTCAACTAGATTAATATATAGATCTAAAATCTGTTTCATTTGCGCCTGATCTTCAGGAGTAGTTTCTGGTGATCCAGCTAACATTTCAGAAAGTTTTTCAAGACCTTTTCCTACTTGCTTAACGAGTTGTGTTGCTGGGCCTTCTGTTTGTTCCATTTGTTCTTCCATTTAATTACTCCTAAGTTTTAGTTCTAAAATTTGTTCTTCGTGTTTATCTACTTGCGATTTTAAAGCGGAAAAAAACCAAATAGATTTCCCTCCGAAATAAAGAATTGACCAAATCGTCCCAAGATTTGCGATTATAAGAAACCCAACTAAGTAATAGATTGAGTCCCCCACTACATTGGTCCTTGTTGTGCTTGAGCTCGCATTTCTGCCATAGCTTGAGCGTCTGC